GCCACGCCGGACGCTGGTTTTGACGCTCTGCAAGAAGTAGCAAAAATGTTGAAACAAAGTAGCACATTCAAGCGTTGAAACTATAACCCGCGTTTTGCGGATTTAAAAAGAGGAAAATCATGGAAGCTATTGTTGAAATCAAAAGTCTTATCGAAAAGCAAGGTCAAGCGTGGGAGGAATTTAAAAAAACCAACGACGAATTGATCCAAGCTAAAGCTGATGGTAAAGCCGTCGGCGACCTTGAAGCTAAGCTGGCAACCATTGGTTCCAGCATGGACGGTTTTGCAGAAAAACAGTCACAAATTGAAGAAATGATGGTCAAGTTGAATCGTCCTAGTTTCTCAGAAAAAGCTAGTGCTGATTTAGAAGATGAAGTCACTCAGTTTAATCTTCATCGTCGTTCCCAGGCACAATCAGGTGTGCGTATTGACGATATTGGCGAGAAGCAATACGTTGCATACAAAAATGCATTTTGGAGTTTGTTGCGTAAAGGCAATCCTGCAATGTTGTCGCCTGACGAGCAAAAAGCAATGCAAGCCGGTGTAGATTCCGATGGTGGTTATTTGCTGCCATACCCAACGGTCGGTATGATCGCTAAGAAAGTTTACGAGTTGTCTCCAATTCGTCAAATCGCGAACATAATGACTATTTCAACTGACTCATTAGAAGGTCTGAACGATCTTGATGAAGCAAGTTGTGGTTGGGTTAGCGAAATCGGCTCACGTACGGATAGCAATACTCCAGGCCTTGGTAAATACCGCATTGAAGCTCATGAAATGTACTCAATGCCTAAAGTGACTCAGAAATTGCTAGATGATGCGGCAGTTGATGTTGAAGCGTGGCTTGCAGGCAAAGTTGCAGACAAATTTGCTCGTACTGAAGCTGCTGCATTCATTACAGGTAACGGGGTTGGTCAACCTCGAGGCTTTGCTGACTATACTACAGCTGCAACGGGTGATGCAACTCGCGCTTGGGGTACTGTTGAGCATGTTAAAACGGGTGCAAACGGAGCTTTCCATACTACTCAAGCTGATCCGCTTTTCGACTTGATTGGTGCGTTCAAGACTGCGTATTTGGCGAATGCAAAATGGGTTACTCGTCGCGAGGTTATTAACGCGATTCGTAAATTTAAAACATCCACAACATCGGAATACATCTGGCAACCTGGTTTGCAAGCAGGTCAAGCCGATAAATTGTTGGGTTACCCAATCGTGATCGCTCAAGATATGCCTGCAATCGCGACAGGTTCGAACTCAATGTACTTCGGTGATTTTAAAGAGGCGTATACCGTCATCGACCGCATCGGTATTCGTACTCTTCGCGATCCGTTTACTGCTAAACCGTATGTTGTGTTCTACACTACAAAACGTGTTGGTGGTGGTTTAGTGAACTCGGAAGCGATTAAAGCAATCAATTTCGCAGCATAATTAATAATGTGACCACAAACGTGGTCACATTTTTCAAAAGGAAAATATCATGGAAAGCGGAAAAGATTTACACAGCAATATGAAGCAGGTTTTGGCTATTATCCCTGCTACAATTGGTGCTAACGGAACAAAAACAGGCAATACCATCGACCGTAAAGGCTATGGTGGAGTTGAATTCCTGGTTAGCTATGGTTCAGTAACAACAACAGGTACAGTAGTCACTTTGGTGCTTAAAGATGGTGACGTGACAGGTACTCTAACGAGTGTGGCAGATGCAGACCTGATTGGTACTGAAGTTCTTGCGAGTTTGTTAGCTGCAACTCCACGCACTGCCGGCACTACTAAAGAAGTTACAAAACGTCTTGGCTATAAAGGCCAAAAGCGTTATGTACAACTTTCTGCAGTACAAACAGGCGTTACTTCTGTTGGTTGTATTTCAGGTCAAGCTGTTCTTTTCAGCCCAGTGCTTGTACCTGTAAGCAACCCTTAATCGTAAATTAGGCTGGTGCTCATCCCATCAGCGCGGTGAAACTCCGCAACCGTTTCGGATGAGGAAATGATGAAAAAACACATAGCAATATTGGGCCTTGGGCCAAGTCTTGATCAATATCAAGAAATAACCAAGAGAATGGGCGGTAGATCAAAGTTTTGTGATGAAACATGGGCAATCAACGCGCTTGGTGACATATTTGCATGCGATCTTGTGTTTCATATGGATGATATTAGGATTCAGGAAATTCGAGCCCAGGCGCGTCCTGAATCAAATATTGCAGCAATGGTAGATTGGATAAAATCGAGCTGTGTTCCGGTAATGACCAGTCGGGCTCATGCTGATTATCCAGCACTGATTGAATTTCCTTTAGAGGATATTCTCAACGAATTAGGTCATGATTATTTTAATAACACCGCGGCATACGCTATAGCATACGCGATTTATGTTGGTGCAACAGATATTAGTTGTTTTGGTATGGATTACACATACCCGAATGCGCACGATGCTGAAAAAGGTAGGGCTTGTGTTGAGTTTTGGTTAGGTTTTGCTCATGCAAAGGGTGTTAAAATCAACTTGCCAAAAACCACGACACTAATGGATTCAATGTATCCAAAAGCTTCAAGATTGTATGGTTATGATACATTAGACATAAATTTTAAGCCTGTTGATGGTGGGATGATAAAATTGGAGATGATTCCTAGAGATAAGCTTCCTACTGCGGATGAAATAGAAGCAAATTACGATCATTCGGCACCAATTGCAAGGCAGCATCAAAGTACCAAAGAGAATAATTAGCTTCTATAAACCCAAACCAATATATGATAAGGAAACATAATGGCTACCTTTAACAAATTTAATAGTTTTGTAGAGGCTTTATCTGAAAAACTACACGACCTCGGGGCTAATCAGTTAAGAATTGCTCTTTCAAATAGTGCCCCGATCGCCTCCAATACGGTCTTAGCTAATATTACTGAAATAGCGTATACAAACTGTTCGTCTAGGCTTGTAACAACTTCATCTTCCGCACAAACGGCAGGCACTTATAAATTAACGTGTGCGGATTTGACGTTAACCGCTTCAGGTGGTTCGGTTGGTCCATTTAGATACGTTGTTTTGTATAATGATACTGCAACAAATGACGAATTGATTGGGTATTACGACTACGGGTCATCAATTACTCTCGCGGATACTGAAACATTCCTAATCGACTTCGACGGCACAAACGGTGTTTTAACCCTAGCGTAAACACATCATGAACCTAACTATTCTCAGAGCTGAAATCGACAACGATCCCAAGGGTTTGGGTTACGCATCTCATCTACCTGATGCCCCTGGCAGTGTAGTTGACTTGCTAAACGGCTATACAGGCACGATGGTCAAGGCAATCAAATCATCAACAGCGATGATGTGGGCTGCTGGCGGCGCTTACTCGACGATTGTGGACGCTAGTAACAACGTTACTCATCCTGCACGTGCATCGTGTTTAGTGGTGCGTGAGGCGTTCGCATCGGGTCAAGAAATACATCTGGAGCTGCAGGCGATGCGCGACATGCTGACCGCGTGGGTATCAACAAGTGTAATAACTCAAGGCCAAAAAGATTCGCTGCTTGCACTTGCGACACAACCAGCGAGTAGAGCGGAAGAGATTGGCTTATTTCGCGTGGATGTGCGTGATGTTATTGCAGCGATGGAGATTTAAATATGGCAACAATTAAACAAGTCGTAGGCGCTCCAGCGTCACTAGCATACAACAGCACCGATTTGTCCACGCTTGCAACGTTGACTTATGTCCGCAATACAACAGCGTTTGATTGTTCGACCAATCAGCCTGTCGATGTGGTGGTCGAGGGCAATTTTGCAACAGGCACATCTTCTGGCAACAAGCAAGTTGTGTTGTTTCTGCAGGAGTCGTTAGACGGAACAAACTATCGATCTGGTCCAACTTCTGGCAGCACTGCAACACGCGAACCTAATTTGTTGTTTCTAGGTTCTGTTCCGCTTACTACAGCGAGCACAACTGAGACTGGCACGTTTAGCGTTCTGCAAGCTCTAGGGTACATACCAAAAAAATTCTATGTGGTGGTTAAAAACGACAACGGCGCGGCATTAAATGTAGGCACTGTTAACGTGAGCGAAATATCTAGCACGGTTGCGTAATGGCACTGATTCTGCCAAACAGGTTTTACCGGCAACCAACGTCAAACTTAATTGACACTGGCAACCCGATATCACGCGGGTTAAACGCAGGCTATTTAGCTTCAACTCGGTCATTTTTTGGTGCAACATCACCGGCTCAGACATCTCCAAACAGCACGTATCGCTATGACCAGCGATTCGGTATTGCTACGATGGGAACAATCGGCGCGACAGCACTAGCAACAGTGTTTGCACCTGTGTCCGGTAGTAGCGACATGACGCTACTGAGTGTCTTTTTCCCTGCAACAGGTGTTAGTGAAACTTTTCCTGGGAACGTTGGGCAAATAAGTAACGCAATGTCGTTCGGTTTGTCGGTCGGTAATGGTACGACAAATGTCATACGCGGCAGATGCTACCTAAGTGGCACGCGGTATTTCGGCGGCAGCACGACAATTACGGATTTTAATAAGCCAATTGTCGCGGTGACGCGCCAAAAAGTTGGCGTAGAGCAGGCCTTATTTGTCAACGGTGTCAAAGACCCTACCACAACCGCGTTTGCAGGTGCCACGTTTAACACAGTAAATATTGGCGTGGTTGGCGCAGGTGCTAATCAAGCACAATTTCTAGTCGGCTTGTGGGGCAGGGCGTTAAGCGACACTGAAATATGGGAGCTATCACAAGACCCATACCAGATATTTCATCGTCCGAATCGCAGAATATGGGTTGATGTTCCTAGTGGTGGGGGTGGATATACTATGCCTGCTGCATTAGGCGCCTATTCACTTGCAGGTAATGCTGCAGGACTAAAAGCCGATCGTAAAATTTTAGCAGCTCAAAGTAGTTTTGCATTAACAGGTAATGCTGCAGGACTAAAAGCCGATCGTAAAATTTTAGCAGCTCAAAGTAGTTTTGCATTAACAGGTAATGCTGCAGGACTAAAAGCTGATCGTAAAATTTTAGCAGCTCAAAGTAGTTTTGCATTAACAGGCAACACGACGTTATTTAAAGCCTCGAGAGCAATGCTTGCTGCTCAAAGTAGTTTTGCATTAACAGGTAACGTTGCTTTATTCAATGCTTCGAGAAAGTTAACCGCGTCACTAGGTAGTTTTGCATTAACAGGTAACGATGTTGCGCTGACTTATTATGGGTCAAATAAAGTTTTAAACGCAGCCACAGGGGTTTTTACTTTAACTGCAAATAATGCAGTATTGGCTGCGAATAGGAAATTAGTAGCCCAAAGTAGTTCGTTTTCATTAAGCCCAAATTCGGCAATTTTGAAGGTTACCAGGAAGTTGGCTGCATCTGTTGCAACGTACTCTTTTACAGGTAATTCTGTCGGGTTTACATATGGTTCAGGCCAACTCAGATTGACGGCTAGTGCTGGCGTATTTACTTTGACCGGCGTGCCTGTAGTATTTACCTCTGGTAGTTACACAAGGGCTCCTGGAGGTGGGGGTTACTCTCCAAAAAGAATTAACATACAAGTTAGACCTGAGGCAAAACAAAACAACAATCGATAAACAAAATTACGGCTAAAAAATGACAACAAAACTCATTACCCCACCATCAGCTTTAGCCGTATCTCTAAGTACAGTCAAAGAAAACTTAAGAGTATATACATCTGACGATGATTCGTTGATTACTTTGTGGATTGAAGGTGTAACATCACACGCTGAACATTATCTTGGACGATCTTTAATTAGTCAGACATGGCAAGAAACTCTAGACAGTTTTCCAGATGCTATCAAACTAACAAACGTACCGGTCGCGTCAGTATCATTTGTTAAATACTATGATTTAGACAACGTTATTCAGACTTTAGATCCATCAGACTACGTATTGGACAATGTGAGCGAACCTGGCTACATTGTCCCTTCGATAAGTGTGTCTTGGCCTGAAACATATGATAAAATTAATGCGGTACAAGTACAATACGTTGCCGGATACGGGGCAACTAGTGCTAATGTTCCAAAGCAAATTCAGTTGTATTTGTTGGCCAAATTGACCGAACAATTTGACCCAAATGTTAGAGCGGAAAAAGATACTGTCCAAAGTTCATACATTGATAGATTGCTTGACAGATTTAAGGTGTACGGATAATGGGAGCAATAGCTTACTCGATGAATCGTCGAATTACGATTGAATATAAAGTCGTAACTCAGAACAGTGATTACGGTACGGAGTCCATAACGTGGACCACTTTATTTTCACGCGTAGGTGCCAATATTCAAGAAGTTTTACCTAGTAGGTCTGAATCTTTGAAACAAGGTTTACGTCTAGATTCAAATCAAATTCGTGTTAGACTTAGACGGTTATCAGGAATAACCTCAGACATGAGGGTGATTGTACACGATGCTTCAGACAAGACTTACCAGATTATCGGTGGACCATCGGAATTAGATGGCCGACGAGTGATCGAATTGGTGTGTGAGAAGTATACTACTACAGGCCAACCGTGACCGTTAAGAATATAACAGGCTTAAAAGAATTGCAGGCAATGTTAAACTCATTGCCTGCCAAACTTGAAGGCAACATTATGAGGACCGCGCTACGGGCAGGAGCTAAAGTTATACTTGAAGAAGCAAAACTCAATGTTCCAATTAGACATGGTGATTTAAGAGACAGTATTAGAATCTCGACTAGAATTAAAAAAGGCAGGGTGACCGCGTCCGTTAAAGCAGGTAATAAAAAAGCCTGGTATTGGCGATTTGTTGAATATGGTACTGCTGAACATGCTATCTCTGCTAAAGATAAAGGTGTTCTGTCATTCGGTGGATTTTTTGGTAAGTCAGTATTGCACCCGGGAGCAAAAGAAAAACCATTCATGAGACCCGCGTTAGATGTAAAATCTTCTGAGGCAATTGTTGCTGTTGGTGAAGCTATAAAAAAACGACTCACTAAACAAGGCTTAGACGCTACAGACATATTTATAGAGGTTGAAGAATGAGCTCCGTAAAAGTTATCAGAGCATTGCTGGTTGCTAATTCGAATTTAGTTGCTGTAGTACCTTCAACTCGAATAATTGCAGGGGTGTTACCTCAATCGACCGTCGTTCCTGCCTTGTGTGTTACTGAAATAAGCACGTTAGAACTGCCAAATATTGATGCTCAAGCGACCAAATCTCTTGTTTCTGCTAGAGTTCAAGTAACAATTTTTTCATCAAATTACGCGACTCAAAAACAAGTTTTAGACCTGGTGAGAAAGGCATGCAATTATGAACGTGGTAATATTGCATCTACAGAAGTAGTATCTGTGCAAAGATTACATAATGGTCCAGATTTTAATGATTTGGAAACAGGACTTTTTATGCAGTCGATAGATTTTAAAGTAATATTCAATGAAGACAATTAACGTATTACAATTTCATACATTAAATTTTTAACCTGCCCTAAAGGGTTTTTAATAACGAGGAAATATTATGCCTACAGCAGCCGGACTATTTAAGCAAGTAGCTTATAAAGAAGAAGTGACTTACGGTACAGTTCCGTCGGCTGCTTCAGCACAATTACTTCGAAGAGTTAAATCTTCTCTCGATATGACTAAGGATGTTTACGAATCAAATGAGATTCGTGCAGACTTTCAAGTAGCAGATATGAGGCATGGAGTACGTCGAGTTGGTGGATCTATTGACGGTGAATTGTCTCCAGGTACATACAAAGACTTTTTTGCTGCTTCACTGAAAAAAGCTTTTGCTGCAATCGCCCCATCCACCTCTGTCAGTTTGACAATCGCAGGCACTTCACCGACGTTTACGGTAACTCGCGCTGCCGGTTCTTTTTTGACTGACGGATATAAAATTGGCCATGTTATTCGCTTAAGTGTTGGTTCACTGAATGCTGCGAATATTAATAAAAATCTAATGATTACAGCTTTAACTGCAACAGTTGCAACGGTCCTCGTACTTAATGGAGTTGCGATGGTTGCTGAAGGTCCTATTACTGGTTGTACAGTAACTGCCGCCGGAAAAAACACGTGGGTACCGTCCACATCCCACACAAATAAATCTTTTTCGATTGAGCATTTTTTCAGTGACCTGACTCAATCTGAAGTTTTTAGTGGATGTAAAGTTGCAAAGATAGGTTTGTCTTTGCCCCCTACAGGTATGGCTACGTGTAACATTGAATTTAAAGGGCAAAGTATTACAACAGCTTCAGCTCAATATTTTACTTCACCCACAGCAGCAACTACAACAGGTAATCTTGCTTCTGTGAATGGGGTTCTACGTGTAAATGCAACGAGCGTTGCAAATGTTACCGGCCTATCGATGGATATTATGAGTGATCAAACAGGAGATGCAACTGTTGGTAGTAACGTGATTACTGCTCAATATCCCGGCCGAGTAAAAGTTTCAGGTCAATTTACAGCGTATTTTGATTCTGTTACATTGCGTGATGCATTCATTAATGAAACCGAGATTGATTTGTATGCAGCTTTCACTGCTAACAATACTGCTACATCAGACTTTGTTGCTATCGGTTTGCCACGTATTAAATTAGGTAGTTCAAATGTAGATGATGGTGAAGGGGGATTAATCCGTACATACTCATACACGGCGTTATTGAATACTGCAGGCGGTTCAGGTATTGCAACAGAAGCAACAACAATTCAAATACAAGATTCGGCTGCTTAATTGCCTACTTGTAATAAACCCGGCGCAAGCCATAACCAGCACCGGCCAACCTATTGTCTCCTTTCGTGAGGAGCGGTAGGTTGGTACGGGCATTTTTAACTCACGAAAGTAAAAAATGAATAGTACACCTAGCAATTTATTATCTTCTTTGCTCGCAAATCTAGATCTTGAAGATTACGAAGAC